CCATCTTTTGGCAATATATAATATAACGTTACTTTTCCTAAATAATTATTAAAATTACTTGAGTTATCCCTTGAAGCCGTACACCATTTGGTATTGCTTCCATAATAACAACTTGCCTCATGAGTCTTCGGAATTAATACCACAACTTCATCATTCTCAAATACAATGTCTGCGCCTTTTTTCTTTACAATCTTCTTTTGTTGACGCTTTGAAAAATCTGAAATTTTACTTAATTCACTTTCAAGATCTTTCACTGTCTTATAATTATTTATGCTCCTTTTATCTTTTGGAAGCCTTTGAATGTTATTATGAAACTTGTTAACAATATCAATAACTTTATCTTGCCAATTATATTCAACTTGCTTAGCCATCCAAACTAAATATTTATTGTTCTTTGAAGGATCACTTTTAGACAAAAAATTAATCATATCGTCACTTAACCTGGGGTTTGCTCTCCTTGCATCATCAACCCTTCCCTCAACCAACAACAATCTAATATATTTTTCTAATAAGTTCACTTGTTTATATTTTATCCCCACAACTTTGACAATTTGCCACTTGAAACTATCTTGCTAACCTTCCCATTTAAAATTTTAAAATAAACAATATCATCAGGAGTAGTTGTGCCACCACCTTGAATAAATTCATACGCACCTATATCAAAACTAGCTCCTTGTGGTCTTGTTGTACCAATGTAATCATCAGTTATCCAACCTATTGTAACGCCAGTATCTTTACATGGTGAACTTTCCTGTAAGGTAAAGTCAAAAGTAGGAGGAGAAACATTTGTAAATAATGGATCAGCGAAAACATCATTGGCTCCAGCATTATAATTATCATAATCCTGTGTATTCCCATAAAAACAATTATTTCTCGGTTGTGTTTGATCTCCCCCGCCGTCACCCTTTATGGCATCAGTTGAACAAAGAATAAATATATTGTTATCAATTGCATTTAAATACTTGTATGCCCTGACACCTGTATTAACACCATAAACTGTATTATTATATATTGATAACGCCTTGTCTGTATTATCATTATTAAATGCAGTAGCACAATCAAAAACTAAGCAATTAGATGCTGTCATTTTAGAAACACCATCAGCAAATATTCCATATGTCATACTTTTGCTACCGCCACCACCGCAAACCTTACAACGATCAACATGTACATGATTCCCATCAGCTTCAATACCATAACTAAGTTGCGTAATTTGACATTGTTCGATTAAAACATTAATAGAAGAGCCAAGCACATAAAAACCTTTTCCACCAAAGTCTGACGGTCCAAACAAAACACAATTTGAAGCTGTCAACGATCCTCCTGCTGAAAGACTACCAATACTTATTAGCTCATCAGCCCAAGAGGTGCTAGTTTGCCTTACATATAAATCTGATAATGTAACATCGGCTGTGTTTGCAACTAATATATTATTATAATTTGAATTACTACATGTTAACCCACTTATTGTTGTGCCCTGCGCTGGTTGATACACATAAAAACAATTATTATATAAATAATTTGGATCAACATCAACATTGCCATCGCCAGCAGCAGAAAAAGTTAAACCTGTAGATCCAGACAACAAGACGCCTTCATTATATGAGCCTGAATGTATTATTATATTATCGTCATTTCCAGATGCATGTACTGCTGCACCTATTGTACTATATGCTTGACCGCTTCCTACATGTAAATCTGCCATAATTAATTACTTCTATAATGTTATTTCTTTTTACCTATCCCCACTTCTACTTTTTGCCCTCACAAGCCTCTAAAATTTTTGACCAATGACTTTCCCCATCTGAAAAGTTTTCTTCAATAACATTAGTTGATTGCTGTGCCCTTTGTCTTACATAACTAGTTTCATTTTGCATCTGTGCTGGCAATGTGGTTTTAGCTGTATCTTCCAAAATATTATTTAAAATCTTAGATTTAAAGATATTTATATTTGCCCCATCAACATTAGCACTGTCATCATCATCATCATCAACTAAATTGTTAGATTGCTGCTGTTGATATTGTACGTTTTCACTTACAACCTTTTTCTTATTGCTGCCAACTGAAATCCCTTTCAAATTTTCGCTAATGACACCCTTGATGAAATCTTCAGACAATATCTCAACAAGACATTCTTTCACAATGTTTTTAATAACAGACTTTTTTAACTTAAGCGCCATATCTAACCTCCAAAATAATCATTTTTTATTATTTTTCTTAACCTTGTTTTCCTTTGCAATTAAAATATCATTATCTTCTTTTATATGATATATCTTTTTTGAAAAAACCACCTTTTTTTTATCTTTACTTATTCTCAGTTTTTTAAAAATAACATCACTAATATCAAACCTATCTAAATCAAAATCAACTTTGGCAACTGACAACAATGGTCGATGACCGTCATCATATTCACCTACCTCAGCGATACCCCACTTATGTCCAATATCTTTTATGGTAATAATCTCACCGGCAAACACTCCTTTTTTACCCCTAGAATCAACAACATAACAAGCTTCAACTTTTTTCATATTCTTTCCCATTAGACATAATTAACCCATATTATTAAAATATTGTTTTAAAATGACCCACACTTCCAGTAGCACTACCACTAGCACATAATTCAATTGTCACGCCATACCTACTACCTGGAACAAAGTTAAGCCCATTTAAAATAGTACCAGTGTTTACAAAACTACCATCACTATCAAAAATATGCTCATAGCTAGACTCGCTACCATCTTGAGAACCAACTTTAAATGTTGCTTTAACACCTCCAGACCCCCCATTTGTATCTAACTTATAAACATAATCCAATTCAATATCAGTTTTTGTCTCTGGTAGCATAGGGGGAACCATTTTTTCAAACACAATACTGGCACTCTGTTGGTTTGCCTCGTCTGCTGTCCAATTAAATTTTGTTATTAGCCCCACACTTCCAGGACCACCAACATCAAGTTCTGCATTATTCCATATATCAATAGAACTTGAACCAACTACATCAGATGGCATTGCAACAGCAGTTGCAGGCTCCATAAATACAGGCCACTTTGGAACCTTTGCTGACTCTGACACATACGCTTTGATTGAACCAGAAGACATTATATCACCACCAAACAAAGCTACACCATGAGAGCCTTTTTCCCCAATAGCACCAGACACAAAAAAGAAAACATCAGTAATGTTTGTAGGAACATCACCCATGTTTGTAAAGTAAAATCTACCATTATTATCAGCACCGGAGGCCCAAGATTGCGACAATATAAAAACCACATCATCAATTTCCGCACTAGCGTCACCTACAACAAACCTAACATTACCTTTAGCAGACGAACCACTTAATGACAATATTGTATCATTAGCATGTTCAGTATTAATCCTTATTGAATCATTAACACTCCCAGCCTGCCCAAATATAAACTTATACTTAGAATCTTTTTCTAAATTCATACCACCATAATAATGAGCATTTCTAACCTCAAACGTCCCATCGCTTCCACCATATAAAGTTCCAGAAACATATACATCATTAAATTCATTTGTTCCAGAAAAATAAGCATTATTTGACACATACATTGTATCTACATCTAGATCTTTTAACTCAGAAGTTCCAGAAAAATAAGCATTATTTGACACATACATTGTATCTACATCTAGATCTTTTAACTCAGAAGTTCCAGAAAAATAAGCATTATTTGACACATACATTGTATCTACATCTAGATCTTTTAACTCAGAAGTTCCAGAAACATACAGGTTGTTAGGAAAATATACTGAACTCGAAACAACTAGCTGTTCAAACTCAACACTATCTGTATATAATGTTCCCGAAATATGGGCATTATTACTAACGTATATATCAGTTGTTTTAAATGTAGACATACTTAATTAATCTCCAACAGCAATCCAATCAACGGTTCCAGTAAATGGAGCACTAGCCTCAACAGTAAATCCCGATGTTGAAACACTAGTGATATACAAATTAACATTAACAGTGTCATCGGAACCAACGGGAACTGGTGTTACCTTTGGCACACTTGTAAAAGCTTCTGTGAATGTTTCAGATTCAGAGTCACTACTTGTAAAACTTATACTTCCTTTATCTATTGTCACATCAAGCTCCTCACTTAAAATAGGTTTTTTGCTATATCCAACAAATGGATATATCATTTTTTGCCTTTGTTTATCATATTTATAAGCCATAATTAAAACTACTCGTCAATTAAATAAAATGAAATTTGTATACTAGCCTTCGTATTATCATTAGTAGCGGCAACTTCGACCAAATATGCTGTATCTGGCTTTCCCACCCATTCTGCAAAATTATTCGATGAGCCTCCAACATTACTTTTTTTAGCAGACGAACCCACCAACTCTACAAACAAAATGTCCCCATTACTAGAAACTGTTGGGTTACTCATGAACAGCCCAGTAGAACCAGTGTTTGTAGATTCTCTATTATAATTCCTGACCAGTGCATTTGAACCACTACTAGACACTATAGGGTTTTCATAAAACTTAACAACTATTTCATCACTAGCACTAACTCCTATCCTAGCATGAACCTCGACTGCGGCAGGACATTGAAGCAACCACAACTTGGGAGAGCCAGAATCCACATCACCATCAATATCAGTTGCTACATAAAAATCGCCACAATGAACCTTGCAATGAAGTGGACTATCCACACATAAAAACTTAACCTCACTATCAATATGTGCAACAGTGGAACCACTTACTAAACTAACTGAATTAAAATACGACATAATAAATTATCCCCTTACAATATCAGCCAATCTGACCCACTATGAGCCAACATTATAGAATTAAATTGTGTAACTATTGTTTGGCCAGCAGAACCATCAATATTCTCACCTATAGATGATTCAATTAATAGACTATTTGGACTACCATCTAACTTTTTAATATGATAAACCTTACCTTCACAATCACCAACATTTGGCAAACTCGCTGTTGCCGCACCTGACCCAACATCAAAAAACACCGCTTGATCATTAATTTGCAACGTATAATCAGAGGTTTTAGTCTTTACATCTAAAATTCCTGCTGTATATTGACTTCCATAAGCATTATATATTGTACCAGAAACAACAGTATCCCCGCCAAATAATGCCACACCCTCACCACTTGCCTTGCCTCCAACAGAACCAGAAACTGAAAGGTATGCATCAGAAGCCGGTGGTCCCATTGGATTCATATTACTACCAACAATAACCCTGTGACCACTAACACCAGAGTCAATTTGTACCCCATTAGGCCCAACTACATTTGCAACCCACTCTGTACCATTTGCAACAGGATATCTACCATATATTGTTCCAGAATGAACCGTATCACCACCAAATAAAGCAACACCTTCGCCCCTAGTTTTTCCACCAATTGCACCAGAAACAAACAACAACAGATCAGATCCGGCTGAATCTGCGTAATAACTATCTCCTTCGTTGCCTGCTATTGCAACCGAAGATGTCGTATTTATTTTATTTCCACCATTGTTCCAAATAACAACAGGATCTCCACTATCATCTTCACCAACACTTAACGTATAAACACTTCCGCTTACTTTAGTTTTAAGCTGCTCTAAGTCTGATCTATACCATATATCACCATCTTTAAATCCAGAGTTGCCAGTAGAAACGGGAACTTCTAATTGTCCTTCATGAAAGCTATCGCCAAATCCCATGTGTATAATTCTCCTACAACAAAATAATTTGCTTCTCTAATATATATAGTTTTAAAGATTAATTAATGACAAAAAAATATTTGAAATTGAAAAGAAATATTAACCAACGCCACCCCAACCAGTTTCCTTTGTATTATTTGTTGAGCCAGTGATAGTCCAAAAATTTTGACTTTTTACCACTGTCAACCCTGCAAATAGCTGATATGGAGCACTGCCACCAAGAGCCTTAAGCCATAACTCTGAGATTCTAACATCTAACGTTAATGAATCATTCGGTCCTAACTCCACATAATTGTTACCATTTACGCCATTTTCTGTAAACCCCATTCTGATTGTATCTGAGCTTCCTGTGTTGTGAAGCATAATTTGGCCAGTAACCTTGCTATCAAATGTAATCCTGTTGGCGTTTGCGGTCGCAATTGAAGAAGTTACCCAAGGGTCTTTTGCCATTCTATATACATCAACATTATTCGGACCAAAGTAAGGTGTTCCAAGTCCCATTTTTATTCTCTCCCTGACAATTTATTTTCAATGTCATCTTTAATTATTGTTAACTCGTCAAAAAACCCATCTAATTCTTTCAAAAAAGAATCAACTTCTTGTGGATTAAAAATATGCAACAAATCACTACCAATTGTAATGCCTATTTTTTCTAACTTTATAAACGCAGAACTAATATCTGACAATAAACTTCCCAATTCCTCTACCTCATTAACACTTAAATAAGGATGTTTTTCCTCATCTTCTGTTGGTGGTAAAAACCTATCTCTATCCAGCTTATCAAAAAACTCCTTTATCAATCGTCTTTCAAATTTAATGTCACCCATAATTATTCTCCTCCATCTCCTCCATCATCACCACCATCATCGTCACCACCACCATCATCTCCGTAATCACCCCCTGCATCGCCATATCCGCCTGCCAACATATCATCAATATCATCATACCAACCAATATCACCACTAGTTGACATGCCTGTTATCTGCATAGACTTAGGATCAAACCTGTAAAACTTAAATTCTTCTTTAATTATATTCTCTATATATTTTTCTAATAAGTTCACCTATTTAACTCCTTATAATTCACAACTATAAGTATCACATCTATTTAATATTCTATTACAAATTCTATATACTCTATCTGACTTGTTTAAAGTTTTATTTAAGATATTTTCCACTTGTTCTCTTTTCAACTCAACAGCATTATTATGTTTCATTATTGCATTGTTTGTTGATGGCTCACATACAAGATCAAAAGCAACTAATGTATAACTAGTTACAACTTCATTATCATTCTGTCTTTTTGTCTCACCAACGCCCCTGGATGAAATCCCAATAACACCACTATCCTCAACAATAACCATAATATCTTTTCCAACTCTTGTTGGCAATATTTTTATTTTACCCCAAACTTCATTTCCATCCCACCAAATATCTAACATCCTTAAAGCAGTTGACTTTAATGATACTGTCGAATCATCTGGGTGATCTGCCTCTCCCCAAGCTCTATTTTCTGCAATAATCTTTTTGTAATTATCAACCTCAACCTCTAAAATATGTCTAGGATATATTCTACCGTTAGCGTTTACAGAATCTGCCCGCTGTATAACACCAGTCAATATAAAGTCTCTCCCATTCTCTATAGACTCTTTTATAAGGCCAGTGTTGTTTTTAACATCAATAAAGAAATCATCTATTAATAGTTTTTTTGACATACTTAAATTCCTCAGCTAATTATAATTATATTCAATTTTATTAAATTTACTTTTTATTTTTTTAATCCCTTATAATACTCTTCTTTCTTATCTAACCCCACTTCTTGCCAGTACCTACTTTCTGAATGTCTTTTATCCTTTAGATACCATTCTTTTATTCCACTAAACCACTCAATAGCAGGGCCATCAGTTCGATGAAGCTTTCCATTTAAATACCATTTTTTTGATTCATCAGAGTCTTCAATAGCAGGACCATCTTTTCGATGAAGCTTTCCATTCAACCACCATTCTTTTGTTCCATCAGCCCACTCAATTGCAGGACCATCTTCTCGATGGCGCTCTCCGTTTAGATACCACGATCTCAATCCACCAGGAGTTTCAATTGCAGGACCATCAGTTCGATGAAGAAGTCCATTTAGATACCACAATATTGTCCCATCATCCTTTCTTATCATCCCCGTAAATGGAACATACTTAAATATCGAACTTGGAATGTTATATTGTTGCAACTTGCCTTTCAGCCAACTTAAATTCTTCTCATTATCCTTAGAATCAAACACCTCTTTGCTATCACCCTCACCAACCGCAACTGCAACCTTCTCCCCACCATCTTTTGGCAATATGTAATATAATGTTACTTCTCCTAAATATTTTTCAAAATGACTTGAGTTGTTCTTCCATGCCGTACACCACTTCGTATTGCTTCCATAATAACAACTGGCTTTATGAGTCTTCGGAATTAATACCACAACTTCATCATTCTCAAATACAATGTCTGCACCCTGTTTCTTTACAGCTTTTTTTTGTTGACGCTTTGAAGAGTCTGAAACTTTGCTTAATTCACTTCCAAGATCGCTCAAACTATTATATTTATATAAGTCCTTCTTATCACCCTTCAGCCTTTGAGTGTTTTTATGAAATTTATTAACCAAGTCAATAACACTCGCCTCATTTTCCCCACCATAAACAACTTGTCGAGTCATCCATAAAAGATATTTATTGTTACCTGACGGATCTTGACTAGATAAATTGTTAACAAGATCTTTGTTGTTAAAATATTTATTCCGAACATCCTCCAACCTTCCCTCAGCCAACAATAATCTAATATATTTTTCTAATAAGTTCACAAAGAAGCACCTCTTATCACAAGTTTAAAATTGACCTTTTTTTATTACACATATAAGCCTCCATATCAATACCAAAAAAATCAAATTTAGCTCACAATGTATTTTCTAAAAATTCTAATGTAGTACCTACTAAGAGCAGGAGAAAGCGCCTCAAACGATTCTGACTCACTTTCTTGCTTAATTTTTAAAGTTTCACCAACCGACTCTTTATATTTTTTCTTGAGAATTTTTTCAGTATCATCCAAAATCTCATAACCTTGTTCAAAACATTGTTTATATTTTGGAGAACCCTTATAATCAATTACATCAGCAACAATATAATATAAAACAAACCCATCATTATCAAACTTTATTTGGATGCCTATGTTTGGGTTCATACTTTCCAGACTGTCTATAATTGTTTTAATTGCTGATTGTTGATAATCAATCATACCAACATCTTTATTAAACATCATCTTCATTTCCTCCAGAAATTAATTGTTTAGCCCTCTTCAGGGCATCATCTTTGCTTAAATATATACCATGAATATGTTCTGGATCTAGTCCACCCTTTGCAGCCCTCATTAATTGCACAATGTTAGACTCATATACAATATCCCCCAAGCTAGGTGAATCAGTCCTTCCAATCTTCTCAACAACATAAAAAGAAACTGGAAAATTATCGAACTCAATTTCAATTTCAGGACCAAAGCCAGGATATAACTTTTCTTTAAACTCATTAACAACTTTCAATGCCTGATCAAGTTTGCCACTTTTTTTAGCTTTATTTAACTCTTCTTTTAAAAAATTTGCAAATTCACTTACATTAATTTTCATTTTTATTTATTCCCCTACCTTGTTATCTTCAATTGATTGTTTAATTTTTTCCCTTTTAAACACATCACCATAAAGATTATTATATGTATCTTTTAAATTATCATTAAATTCACTAAAAGTCTTATAAAGATCAATTTCATATCTTTGTTTAACCAACTCAAAGAACCCAACTGGGGTTGTGTTTGAAAAACCTTTCATCGCAATAATCACATCCTCAATAACACTCTTAAAATCAGGACTGTTTTTAAATGCATCCAAACCTAAATTTGCATTATACTTAACCTCTTCCTTTAAAATATCTTTAAGTTCACCTTTTGTTAGCTTTACTTTCATTTATTTTTATCTCCCAATAATTTTAGAGTTAATTAGATTTTTCTTATACTCTCTATTAAATTCATAATTCTCTTTTTTAACATAATTAGACATAGCCACATCAATAAAAGTTAATAACTTTTTATATAAATCATCATACAATATATTTATATTTTGATCCAACCCAACAATACCATTTAAATACCCATAAACCTTATTTATGTCTCTTTGTGACTTTCTTTTTAATTCAATAAAAACATTTTCATATATACCCTTATTTTTAATAATATATTCTGCATTCCAATTGGCGCTATACATAGTCTTCTTTACATTAGTAGTAATATCTAAATCGCTTTTATCTATTGAAGCAGGATCTAAATAAGAATTAATCTCTAACTCACCCATCTTATCCTTAAAAAGTTGTCTTTCTTTAGAAGATGTTTTTTTAGAAAAATTAATCAACATACCCATAACACTATCATGTAAAACGTTTTTAAATACACTACTTAAAAACACACCTAGCTGACTACTAACAAACTCATCTGCATTAAAATTACCTATACCCTTTTTTCTTGCCAACTCCTCTAAATCAAACTTAAATTCCAAACCCATAAAATATTTATATAAAGAATCTTCACCATTATATTCTATATTCTTTAACTTTTTAGACTTTCCAAATAAACCCCTAATCAACCTTTCTTGATTAACATCTTTGCTAATAATATATCCTTCATCAACCAATGCATCATAAACTATCCCATTTTCAACAATATCTTTTATGCTATCATCAGTTTCTTTCATACGTTCAGCAAACTCCTCATAATCATCATCTTGTTCCATATTAAAATCGAACCTAACACTTATAAAGTCTCCTTCCTCATCAACCTCAATATAATCACTTGTATAAATATAATTGTTATTTAAAATACCACTAATTGTACCATCAATTTCACCAGCACCACTTTCATTAAATCTGTCTCCCTTTTGTAACTTAACCTGAAAGGAACCATACCCCCTGAAATCATACCTCCCAGCATCATATTCATCATAATCCAGCATAACATAACCATTACTATCTTGTTCAAAGGCATTAACTAACTGCTGTAAATGTTCCTCTATAGCCTTACCAGGAGATTCCTTGTCAAAACTTTGATTGATGCCATCCTCAACTATATCAACAATTTCTTCATCTTCATCAAACAAATCAAACAATATGCCACCCAAACTATGACCTATTATCTCTCTATCTAAGACATCAAAAGCAGTTTCAAGATCGGCATTGGCATCAAACACTAAAGCTACCTTGCCACCATAACCTAAATCATCTTCCTCCTTATTACCCATAACTCTCTTCCTAAAAACAAAAATAAACGCCTTCCCTTTAGAAGTATATTGATTCCAATAATTTTCGCTTTTTGTATATGATATGCACCATTGCGTTCCCCTTCCATAATAACAACTAGCATCTTCACTTAATGGTCGCACAACCATATAATTTTTATCGTTATAAATTATATGTGCATTTTCAGTCATCCTTATTTTTAACTCTTCTTTTTTTTCTTTACTAGTTTTATCTAGATTATTCAACATTGTTCTTAATTCGACCAAAGACTTATAAGAGTTAATATCTTTATTTGTTAACCTTTGAACATTATCATTAAATCTTTTAATAGCATCAACAATATATAAACTTTGGCCTGGATCTTTAACCCACTCTCTCATTGCCCACATCAAATATTTATTATTTCCAGGTAAATATTCTGCAAAATAATCTACCTTCTCTTTATGTTCTGGGAACTTTTCTTTTGCATCACTAACCCTTGACTCAACAAGAAGCATATCAATATTTTCTAACAAAATACTCATTTATTTGATTCCTTTATATCCATTCTGCAATATATATTTAACCAAAGCAATTTCAAAATAACTCATATCTGACAACAATTTATCAACTTTTTTATAATAAGAATTAATATAGTTGTCCCTCTTCTTGACCCTTTTAACAACTAAGTCTATCTCCAACAATTCATTACTTTCTAACGAGCCTAATTTATCAATAACATCCTTAGCATAGATTGATGATATATTCTTTAATCTATTTTTTTGTCCAGCTTTATCATAATTGACCTTCACCATATAATCATCATAATCAACATGTAAATTAAAGCCAGCAAAAACCTCTCCAGTGTCTATAAGCTCTACAGAAAAATAAACAACAGGATTGTTAACATCAGTTTCTTCATCTGTCTTTATACCACAAACCTGAATTCGTCTATTGTCAACCTTCTCTTCTATAATCTCAATGGCCTTTGCCAAAGCCTCCCTTTTTGCAAACAAAACACCGTCCAACAAATCTCTCAACTGAGCGTTTGAGGCTAATGTTTGCTTTGACAACCTTGCTGTAATTTCTTCAAAGTTTGGTGTGCTATCAAAAACAACTTGTTCATTTAAGATATGTTCAAAATAACTCTTTATTGATAAATTCAGATCATTATTACTCATAATATTAACCCACCTGTTCAATAGCAAGGATTTCACAACTAGAATTCTCTTGCATTATTTTACCCTCTACGTCGTCAACTGATTCAGCTAGCACTACTAAAATCTTTTCCTTGTTATCTTCAGTAATAAACATGACTTCATACAGGTTAAGCTCTTTATTTTCAATTAAAGCCCTTTCCTTTTTATTTATATCCCTCTTAATAATGCCAACAGAAGCCAACAATTTATTATTAATAACAACCTTCTCTTCATTTAGAATTTCATTTTTTTGTTCAATTGCACTTTCAAACAATTTTCTTAAAAATTTCTTTTCTTTCTTATTCATCTTATATATTCCTCTTATTTATTTGCTTCGTTAATAAATTCTGCTGCATTAAGCCAGCATTTAACACATTGTTCACTGCCAATCTTCATGTCATTATTATCAAAATAACCCTCTACCTCGTTAATAGCCTTCATTGTTATATCACTTTCAAGAATATCATTGCTTTCCTTCAAAACATTTAAAGCCTTCCTTATTTCTATTTTTGATTCAACAACAACATTCTCAATAGAATCATTTAATATACCAGTCTTTGCAGCCAACAATCTAATTTGAACATCATTTAACTTGTTATTATATTTTTCAAAAAACTTTTTCTTCATAACAGAAATAACAACATTATTATAGACATCTTTGTTGCTGACCTCAAACTTACTTGCAACCTTGTCTTCCTTTAAAAGATATTCAACAACATCTTCTTCAAACTTAACAATATGCGCTTTATTATTAATACTTCCATTTCCCCTATATTCATTTAATAAATTATGAATAGAGGCAAATTTATCATAATTGTCAACCCGCTCATTGTAAAAAGATGGACCAAAGCTATAATTAATCTCTTTAATTAACTTGCTCTTTTCTTTTTCTACCCTTTTAAAATTAACTTTAGATACTGCCCCTTTAATTTCTGAGAGGATTCTATATGCAGCTTCTTTTGTCTTTATGTTTGTGTCAGTTATAGCAGAAACAATTCTTAACTCTTGCTTGATTAATGAGTCATCATGAAAGTTTCTATCGAAAACTTCTACAGCCCTCTCAGCCTCATGGAAATCTTCGTCTATTAAGCATTTAGAAACATACCTAATAAAAAATTCACAAATAAGTGCAACGTTTCGTTTTTTATTATGAGAAATAGATTTTTCCATTTCTATTCTTCCTCCAATTTATTGTTATTTTCATCTTCGTTCAATTGTTTTACTCTACTATTAAAAGAAGTGTCATCTTTCAGAGAATTAATTAATCGCTTGACCTCAAAATCACTTCTTTTTACATATTCCTCATCAAAAACAGAACCAACTACTTCCTCTGATTCAACAGACATATCAGGTTCCAACAAGTTCTTTCTACTACGTTTTGAATATATGCTTGTGTTTAAATCAGCAATGTTATTAAGATCAGACGATGCTAAACTTTCTGGGCCGTGATGTTCACGACGATTACGGTTATGTTTCAACCTATACTCTTCACCACGATCAGCAGAAGTCCGTTCATCTTTTTCTGTTTCGTCACTCTCTTCATCATCTTCAATCTCAACCAACAAATCACCGCCTACAATATTCTTAGAGGCAAACAAGCCTCCCCCGCCGACCTCCGCAGGCTCCGTTCCGCCACCAACATCACCAGCACCAGCAGCAGCCATCCCACCTTCGTCAGCACCAAACAACTCTTCTACAGGCTCACCAACATCTTCATCACCGAAATCCTCTTCGTCAAAACCACCACCACCGCCGCCAAACCCACCGCCCATAAAGTCATCACCACCGCCGACATCCTCAACACCATTAGACAACTCATTTAACTCTGCATTCAGTAAAATATCTTCCTTAAGACCTTCATTAATCTTTTCAATTTCCTTACTAGATAACTTATAAATTCTCTTTTGCAAGGATTTTCGATCTATGTGATGTTCAGGAACCATACCAGCAATCTCAAACCTTGTTCTCCAAAGTTCTAACTTTTGTTGTTCAGCAATATTTGATGGGTTTGTCAACTTTAATTCAAAATCAATTAAATCTTCTCCCTCAAAACCATGAGCATATAAATGAATTATTGCTATTTTTGTTAATTCAGAAACTATTACCCTCTGAATTCTTTGAATAGACCTACTGAACCTAACATCTTCAGCAGACAACGTTGACTTGCCCATTGTATCATCAAAGCCAAGATACGTTTTTGGCACTTGCAAAGCTGAAAATAGTTTCGCCCTAAAATATTCAATGTCTTCAACATCTCCAGTATAGCTTCCACCAGCCAATGTCTCAATCTCTGTAGATTTGTCACCACGAACAGGAACATAATAATCTTGTTCTGTACTTAAAGCAGAATACCTTAAATCAATTTGACCATTAGATGAATCAACAACATGATCTCGCTTTAATTGTGTTTTAATGTTTTCAATATACATTGGAACTTCATCAGGTGCAATATTTCCGACATCTATTTTGAATACACGTCGTTCAGGACTCCTAACGATTCTGTACACCATAACGCTATCTTCCAACAAGGTTAATTGTCTAAAAATCCTTCTAGCACCATCTAAAACGGACATTCCATATGGAGCAAACGTATCGTTACCATTCAACCTGAAGTGGCTAATTTGCCAATTTTGTAAAACTTTATTTTGTGTTGCCCATCGATATCTAACAGCCATTGGATTTTTAAGATCAAACCCCTCTTCTCTCTCGACATCTTGAACTGGAATTGGTAGAATCCCGACAATCCCATAATCAGGATCAACTTGGTTAAGCAAGAAACAATCTCCCCACTTACATAAGCTTCTTGTCCAACCCCACATATTAAATTCAACATTAAGAGTGTCAAAAAACAATGTTTCAAGAAGATCTTTAATTCGATCATTATCCGTCAAAATCTTCATAACACTGCCATTTTCGTCATAAGTAACACTTTCATCAGAATATAAATTTAATGCTGCTGAAATAATTGGATCTGAATCCATTTCTGCGAAATCCGAATACCTTGCCATTCTATCATAAGCCGTATTAAACATTGTAGAACTATTATAAATAGAACTGTTCATCATATGAGCCATTGACGCTTTTGAGAAGCCAGTATCTATTTCACCTGATAAGGCTGTTTTAATAATTGGGCCATCCCTAAACATCTTATTAAGCCTTGTAAAAAGATTAACCGCTCTCTTGACTCTAGAATCTTTTTTATTTTTTTCGTTATCTGCCATATTTAACCTCTAAAACATTATTATATTATTTATTATTTTATCATAACTTAACTATCTTTTAAAACTTAATAAAGCCAATTTAAATTACCTAGTTCTTTTTTTATCAACCTTTTCTTACTATTACTAATGTCTACATTCCCAAAAAACAATGCACTTTCTGCCATATTTAACGAATTTGATATCCCTGAAAGCTCTTTAATTGACTCAAAGTCAGAACTAGTCATTGAAATACAACTAACAAAAACTTTATCTAGTTCTTCTTGATTTAACATTCCAGCAAAAATAACATCTAACAACCAAGCTGCTATAGACATTGCAAGAATAGTATCATCATTACAACCTTTTTGTGCTTCAGGCCTTCCATTATTCCACACAAACGACTTCATTTCGTCTAACGTTCTTTCACTATATATTCTAATTTGCTTATTTCTTACCATTTCTTCTAACTTAGAAACATATAATGGCCTAGATCCTGCTGATGTTGGTATGCCCATTACATAATCTTTTCTACCCTCATAGGCAAACATTCCAACACCACCCTTTGTTTTCGACTTATGAGAATAATAAATATTTTTATATTCTAAATCTTTTAGCTTACTAAGAACAGCCCAACCATAACTATTGTTCTCAATTGCAACTATCGCATTATTATATATTTTTGCTGTCCTATTAATTAATTCAGCATATCTGTCCGTAGGTATTCTACCAACATATTCCGCAACTTGTTCCCTACTAGCCATATCAATAACATGAAATGCAGAATTATCATTTCCATCACCCCTAGCAACATCAGCAGACAACAAATACTGAATGTCTTGTTTTGGCTCTATAAAATACCATAAATTATCTTCAAATGATGCTGAGGTGAACTTGTTAAAAATGTTATCTCCAACAAATTTTATATCTGATCCCCCAAAATATGTATCTCCAGATTGCTCAAATGAACATAGGTACTCTCTAGCTCTTTTTTGATCTATCATGTTTTTAGTTTCTTCATCAAACCAAGCTTGATCTCTTTCTGGGTGTACGTCCCACATTAATTTTGTCGGGAAAAACCTATTTTTACCAACCTCGGCCTCTTTCCACAATCTATGGTAAGTTGAACCAACACCCCTCGGAGTACTAACAATAACACACCTACCACCAGTTGAAATAGTGGGTTCAATTGATGCCCACAATTCACCAAAATCTTGAATCACTGCTGCTTCATCAATTACTAACAATGATAATGATTCAGACACACCACTATTCCCAGTTGTTGCCTCCACCTTAATTGCAGACCGATTTGAAAACTCTATCTGATTTTTATTATCTGTTACCATCTCTGACATTTTTAGCCAATTTGGTAACAAATTATACATGATGCGAACCTTTTTAAGCATGTTCCTGGCTGATCCCTGTTTGTTTGCAACAATAAGCACGTTTTTATCTTTGTGAAAAAGAGTAAACCACAGAATAAAGCCAGCCACGTCAGTAGAGATACCAAGTTGCCTAGCCTTAAGCACAATGTTATGCCTATGCTTTATTAAGTCTTTATTTAATTGTTCCTGATAGTCGAATAGGGCAAAAGGAATTATACCCCTTGTAATATGTTGAATTTTACCATATTTTCTTAAGAAATAATTAACATCCTTTCCAGATCTTATTATTTCCTGAGTTATTTGTAATTTACTTTTTTTAGCCATAAAGAGTTCCCAAACAAATTATATTGCTGAGTTTTAACAACTATTAAATATAATTAGTAATTAGAAACTTTTATTTACTAGTTTTTTTTATTTTTTTTGTTTTTAGGCGAAGGATTATTTGATTGTAATTTCTTTTGGCTCCATAGCAGCAACCAGCTTTTTATCTTTTGGGATGAAAACCTTAAGAACACCATTGACAACTTCAGCAGAAACCTTTGAACAATCATACATGTTGTCAATAATCCAAACTTTATTAACCTTAAGATCTGGAGCAAAACCCTTAAACTCTTCTGGATTCTTATCGCCAATGTCAACTTTAAAGATCAAAACATTATCCCCATTACAATCAGCCTCTGTACTTAACTTAACCCACTCCTTTTCAACACCTGGAATTGGGACATCGACATTAAGTCCATGATCATCCACATAATACTTATAACTTTGACACTGATCATTAAGACTAACATTACCATCATCATCAAAAAATTTAAATAGGCTTGATTGCATTTCAGGCCAAGTTACACCAAAGGCATCACCAAACTTACGGCCACGACCACACATATTAGGGCCAGTTCCATCCATTTTTCTCATTCTGTTTCTCATTTCAAAACCTCCTACTAAATTTAAATTATTTGCTTCAAAAATTATAATCATAATATAATAGATAGCTATGTTTTGTCAAGAGCACTTTTGAATATTTTCCAAAAAACAACTAACACTATCTTTTGAGTCTAGGCTATAAGCAGATTTTTCTATACTTAACTTGTTGTCTACCCTTGCTGATACCCTAAGCGCAGCGGATCTAAAGTATTTAGGATCTTCTTCCAACTTATTTAACAACCACGCCCTTTCCTTGTCACTCAAAAAGTTATTATTTTTAATGCTACTATTCACCATTTTTTTTGACATCCCGCTTTTTCTACCATAAGCTCCCATCCTAACCTCAATATTAACCTTCGGAACATCAAAACTATTCACACCTACCTCATTAAGACTTGCTGGATCTTTACCCAAATAATATAATCCATGACCACCTATCTGAATATAAAAAACATTTTTATTATTATACAAGTCAACAACAAACCTACTATCAAGTACTATAGAATTATTTTTACCATACATATCAGCTTGTCTTCTAGAGTTTGTACCTTTGTTGCCACAATAATTCCAAGCATTACTTGTTGTAACAACAGGAAACTTATTATAACCAAACCTTACAAACTTGTCTACAGCACTCTTGCCAATAAAGTCACCGTCATCCACCCCAATATCATACTTCATAGAGACAATATCATCAAAAACTTTAACAAACAACCCTCTTTTCTCATTAATTTTACCAACAATATATTTAGAAATATTACCATCCATCTTTCTTAATGATTCAGATAATTGTAAGTCATATAAATTACCACTCAAAATACCAGAACCCATATAATCGCTAATAGAGTTTTTAACTTCCAGATTGTAACAAACATCATTTATCTTAAAATCAAGATCCGCACCTGTAGAACTTTTTGCATTATTAGATATTACACCACCAATACCACAAGAAGCAATACTTTCAAAAACTTTACTTTCATATATATACCCAATATTTTCTTTCATAACATTATTATCATTATTTGTCAAAACAAAACCTCTCAATAACTAAAATTAAAAAACGTAAACCACTAAAATTATTAATTATTTTTTATCACGCCACTTGTCATAAACAATCACTTCTTCATCAGTCATTTGTTTTAAATTATCTTTATCCCAATCATCTTCTCTGCCTTCTACAAAATAAATATAACAACTAAAACAACACTTGTGCCTAAAATAATAACCTTTATCTACATCAATAATCATTGGCCTGTGACAAACTGGGCAACGTGACGGAACCTTGTTTTCTACAAAATCTTTATCTAACCTCATCTTTGACATAGTTGACCAAAAACCGCCCCCATTACCATTGTCTTTCCAAACACGAACCTTACCGTTACCCAAGTCTTCAATAAACCCATCATGTAAACAATCAGACATATAAACCCCCAGTTTTCAAATCACAATTTTTGCATTATGATTTTGATCTAAATCAATATCTATAATATTGTCAGCAACGTCTTTCAAAGAATCAATATGCG